TGTTCCGCCACTACCCCTTCTTCTTCAAACCTATTCAGGATGGAACGACCAATCCGCGCATGGAGCTGGCTTTTCGCGAGCCGAGTAAGAGAATCACGAAGAAGAATAAGACTGCAACGAAGGGCGAGGCTCTTAATACGGTCATAAACTGGAAGAACACTACGAACAATGCGTATGATGGAGAGAAGCTCCACATACTGTATCTGGATGAGGCTGGGAAATGGGAAAAACCTACAGACATAAGAGACGCCTGGAGGATTCAGCGGACGTGTTTGATCGTAGGGCGAAAAATAGTTGGAAAAGCAATGGTGGGAAGCACCGTAAATCCGATGGACAAAGGGGGAAAGGAGTACAAGGACCTGTGGAAGGACTCGAATCCTACCGAGAGGAACGCGAATGGGAGAACTAGAAGCGGCCTATACAGACTTTTTATCCCCGCTTATGAATCTCTTGAAGGATTTTTTGATAAGTACGGGAACCCCGTAGTAAAGAACCCTCCCGAACCTATAGACGGCCTCGACGGAGAAGATGTAACCATGGGAGCTAGAGCTTACCTCAAAAACGAGAGGGAGGCTTTGAAGCACGACGCTTCTGAGCTTAACGAGGTTACACGTCAATTTCCATTTACAGAGGATGAGGCCTTTCGCGACAGTATTGACGGAAGTATATTTAATATCGGCAAGATATATGAGCAGGTACAGCACAACGAAGAGTTGTTCCCCAACCCTGTTGTAACTGGAAACTTCATCTGGAAGAATGGGGAGAAAGATACTGAAGTAGTTTTTAGTCCTGATCCAAATGGTAGGTTCCGAGTTGCCTGGATGCCGCCAAAAGAGATTAGAAATCTCAAGAAGTTCGACAGAAACAAACGCATTGCGCCTAATGCAGAGCTGGGGGTAGGCGGGGTTGACTCCTACGACCTTGATGCCACCGTCGATGGACGGGGGTCTAAAGGAGCGCTACACCTGTACAACAAGTTTCACATGGAGCACCCATCGAACATGTTTGTGTTGGAGTATGCGTCCCGCCCGCCTTTGGCCAAGATCTTCTATGAGGATTGCCTTATGGCTGCTGTCTTCTATGGGTATCCGCTCTTAATTGAAAACAATAAGTACGGTATCGCAAGATACTTTGAATCAAGAGGTTACGATGGCTATCTAATGGACAGGCCTAGGCATCTACTTGCCGCAAACTCAACCATGAAGTCAAAGACCAAAGGCATCCCCTCAAACTCACAGGATATTATCCAGGCTCACGCTCATGCGATAGAGGCCTACATACACGATCATGTTGGAATACACTACGATACTGGGGAGATGGGTAACATGTACTTTGACAGAACTCTTGAAGACTGGATTGGATTCAAGGTTGACAACAGAACAAAATTCGACCTTAGTATTAGCTCTGGTCTGTGCCTTTTGGCTGCCCAGAAAGCAAAGAAGAAAAAGGAGCCCTTAAACTTTGTAGACAAAAGGTTCTTTAGGAGGTACAAAATTAACTGAGAATCTAGCATTTACTATATTTGCAGAAATGCCTACAATCCCCAATAATGTATAACGATAATTTTGGAGCTAAGACTGGTAAGGGGTTCCCTAATCCCTTGGCACCTTCAGAGGAAAAGTCTTCCATGGGTTATGGTCTAAAGTACGCAAAAGCTATTGAACATCAGTGGGGCAGTGTTGATGACGGAAACTCTTTGTTTAAGAGGCGTTTTGACACGTTCAAAAAGAACAGAAAGTACGCGAACGGAACCCAAGATACCGTTATATATAAGAAGCTTCTTACTTCCCTGGACCCCAACGCTGGTGACGGAACGCTTTTGAATTTGGACTTTACGCCAGTTCCAATACTGCCGAAGTTTTCTAGGATCGTTGTAAACAATGTTCTTTCAAAGTCTCCCTACCCCAACGTAGAAGCTATAGACCCCCTTTCATCTTCCTACAAGGATATAGAGAAGAAAAAAATGGAGGCCGAGGTTATTGCCAGGAAGGAGCTTATGAAGCTCAAAGAGAAGACTGGTCTTACGGTAAGCAAAGATCCCGTGGATATCCCAGAAACTCTTGAGGAGGCTGAAATCTTTATGGGGTCTAGCATAAAGACTGACGCTGAGGTAGCTGCTCAGATAGGTGCCAGCATGACGTTGCACTGGAATGAGTTTAACGACACAACCTTTAGGAGGTGCGTTGAGGACCTTACGGTTTGCGGCATGGCTGTTGTCAAAAGAGACAATGACCCCAACTACGGTATCACAACTAGCTATGTAGATCCGATTGATTTTGTTCATAGCTACACAGAGGACCCAAACTTCTCTGACGTCGTATATGCTGGGCATGTAAAGAAGATCTCCATACAGGAGTTAAAGCGTTTGGCTGGAGATCAACTTACAGAAGATCAGTATGATAAGATTGCGAAGAAGGTAATGGGTCGCCACGGTAATAACTCTTCTTCCTACACCCGTCGTAACTATGACGAAACAAGCGGAAGAACGAGCTACGGATATGACGAATACCTTGTCGAAGTTCTTGACTTTGAGTTTCTTTCTGTTGACACCATGTACTTCGAAGAGAAGACCAGCCGATTTGGAAACACAGGATTTTACAACAAGGGGTTTTCATACAAGCAGAGACAAAACAGCTTGACTGAAAGGATTCAGGTTCCAATGAACATCACCACTGTATATGGTGGCAGCTATGTTTTGGGGTGTGGGTACTTGTTTGGATACGGAATGAAGAAGGACATCCCTAGGAACCAGCACGAGCTTTCTAGAGCAAGACTATCTTATTCTATCTCTGCTACGAATCTTCAGGAGATGATGCCTAAGTCTTTGATTGGAGGTTGTTTGGGCTTTGCAGACATGCTGCAGCTCACCCACCTGAAGATCCAGCAAGCTATTGCAAAGGCTAAGCCAGACGGATTGATTATTGATATTGAAGGTCTTGAGAATGTGCAGCTTGGTAAGGGGGGTGATCTTCAGCCTCTTGATCTTCACGACATTTACGAGCAGACGGGTGTCTTCTATTACAGAAGCAAAAACCCAGAAGGTGGCTTCCAGAACCCTCCCATCAGAGAGATTGGAAATAGCATCCGAAACATCAATGAGCTTATAGGATTATACAACCACTACCTAAGACTAATAAGAGACTCCACGGGTATCAATGAGGTTATGGACGCCAGCTCTCCTAATAGTGAAGCCTTGGTAGGTGTAAGGGAGCAGGCGATCAAGGCGTCTAACAACGCTACATACGATATTACCAACAGCTCTATGTTGTTGTTCAAGAGGGTTTGTGATGACGTCATAAGATGTCTTCAGATTATCCCTATGGGTTCCAAGGTATTTGAGTCTTACTCAAACGCTATTGGTGAGTCCAACATGAAAGTCCTTTCATTTTTTGGAGATCTTTCTATGTTCAACTTCGGCGTAAAGGTCGTCAAGGAAATGGATGACAGAGACAAGGTTCAGCTGGAGCAAATGGTACAGATTGCTTTGGGCCAGAAAGAAATAGACCTAGAGGATGCTATGGCTATTAGGGACCTCAAAGACATAGACCAGGCCGAGAAGCTTCTTATGCTTAGAAGAAAGAAGAGGAAAATGGAGCTTATGCAGCAGCAGCAGATGCAGCAGCAACAACAGATGCAGATGGCTCAGCAGCAGCAGCAGATGTCTGCTCAGATGGAATCTCAAAAGGCGCAGATGGAAGCTCAGATAGAGCTACAAAAGATTCAAGCCAAGGCTCAAGCTGAGATCATGGTGGCTCAGGCTACTCACGAATTACGCAAAGAGATAGAAACTATCAAGATTCAATCAGCGCTCGGGTTCAAGACCGATGATAAAGAGTTTAAAGAAAAACTTGAAGTTCTTAAGGAGGACAGAAAGGACGATAGGGTCAAGAAGCAAGCTATCCAGCAATCCAAGCTTATGTCTCAGCGGAAAGACCGTCGAGGTGAGCTTGAAGAAGAGGCTGGTGGTGATTCAATTCCAAACATGATATAAAATGGCTAATTCTGTAAATCTTGATATTGCCCAGCAGCTAGACATTACGTGCAGGAAGGGAGATAGTTTCCTCTTGAACCTAACCTTCACTAGTGATGGGACAACACCTATAAACATTGGTGAAACTGACCCCGAAGCCAACCCTGCAACTACAGCCCTTTATGGGTTTAACATGGATGTCCGTGAGGCCGACACTGATGATAGCAATAACGCGATTTTGTCTACCAATGCGGATGCTATTGTGAGTGGTGCTGCCCAAATAGTGGTATCAAGGGTTACGGCTGGGGGTGCTGATGGTAAGATACAGCTTTCTGTGAGCGCGGCAGCCATGGCTTTAGTTGACGGCGGTTCTTACGTATATGACTTTCAGGCAGAGACTCTAAATGCATCGGGAACAGTTACTAAAATTGAGACTTGGTTGTTTGGATCATTCACGGTCAATGAGGACGTAACTACAAAAGTTTAATCATGTCGGACATAACGGTAAATGTTTCATCGCCAGCCGACTCCGTAGTAGTATCCGTACCTTCTTCTACTACACCCATTGTATCCGTCATTGATGGCTCTGGTATCAACGTAACCATATCCCCTGATGTGGCCCTCCAGAACTTGGTAAACCTCTTGGACGTAAGCGGTACACCTGCTGACAATCAAACCCTTATATACGATGCCGATTCGGGTGAGTTTAACTTTATAGACTTGGCCTCAAGTGGTGGCGGCGGCTCTGGCTTGATTACTTCTGATCTTCAAGTTACGAATACAGACGGTGCGTTTGATCACATATTCAACAAGGTGTATCAGCCATCGAACAACATAACGACCGAAAATATATTAAGAAACATTCTTACACCACCTACGGCACCTGCCCTTACCCTCACGGCTTTGGCTCCTACGGCTGGCTTCACGGGTCAGGGGGGTGAATCTATTGCTAGACTTGAAGTTGGTAACACCTCTAGACCTGTAAGTTCTATTGCTCTTTCCTGCACATCTGTTCAAACTATTGCAGCTGCGGGAGTCAGAGTCAGAAGAAACGGAAGCCTTATAGCTACCACCGTTATTGACCCCATAATTCCAACCAACACATCCAATACTGTATATCCATTTGTGTTAAATGGTTCTGCAGTGGCTATTGAAACAGGTAGGACCTCTTACGGGGATGAAGTTTTTGACATCACATCCAGCCCAGTTAACAGCCTTGGGGTTACTCAGACGGTAAGTAGCACTAAAATCCACACGATAAGGTATAGACAAAGGCACCTGCTTTACGGGAGCACTACAGAGCTCACCACTTCTTCTAGCGAGTCAGACGTGCAGGCCGTATACGACGCTATTGTTTCTGCGACATCTTCCCTTGCTTCCGAGCAGCTTCAAGATATAGCGGATTCTTACGTCTACAACAATACTGGCAACAGGTACAACCTTGACACCGTCAATGCTTATACGTATTATTTCTACCCCCTTGCTGGGCTAGGGGCTCTCACAGATATAAAGCTAGGGGGGTCTACTGGTCTTGACATAGATGACTCATTTATAGATATATCGAATGGATCTACCATAAGCATCAACAATGGTGATGGAGTCGTAGCTGGATACAAGGTATACAGGTCCTTAAACAAAAGGGCCTTTACGTCTGATCAATCAATCTATTTCGCTAATTAAGCATGCCTACATTTATTCCAGATAGACTTAAGACCCCAGGGGATTTTCCTTCTGTAGATGCTAACGATAATCAGATTAGAGGGTTTGGTTATTTCGCCAATAATGCGGCACGTACTGCTCTGGCGGAAGAGTTTAGATGTCAGGGGTATCTGGCCTTCATGAAAGATACCAATCAGTTCAAGCAGTACGGCAGCGCCGACCTTTCTGGATGGGGCAATACTGGGAACTGGACTCTTTTGGAGGGGACGAGCACAGATACCTTTTGGGCTGCCGACTCTGACGGAACGGGCATATACCGCAACGGTCAGGTTATTGTTGGTGCCAGCACTTATAGTGGTGCAGATAAGTTTTACGTCAACGGGAACTCAAAGTTTAGCGGTATCATAGAGGTTACTGAATATATCACAGCCACTAAGATCCACTCTTCAAGTGGAATCGAGCTTAAGCTTGACGTCAATGGCGATGGTGCCGCAGGTGATGACTTTATAGTAACGTACAACAACGGCAGTGGTTCTTACAGAAACGCTCTTGACATCAGTCCATATACCTCTACGCCAAGTATAATTTTAGGAAACATTTTTGATGATTTCAAATTTGATCACTACTCTTCTAGTTTCTCTGAGTTTAGAACTGTTTCAGCGGCTATAAACGAAACAGGCTTTAAGTTCACAGACTTTGCGGGTGGCGATGGTACCATGCTTTTCCGCATGAAGACCAACGACTCCTACCTGGAGTTGTCAGATGGAGGGAGAAAGATAACGACCTCGCCTCATACATATAAGGTTTCTTCTACCGTAGAGGCTACATCAGATGTAACTCACGGGGTAGAGATGCTTATGCCCTCTTCTGTTACTGGTGACTGGGAGTTCAACCACCTAGGCAACAAAAACTTTGTATTCAGTACAAGCACTAGCGGTACGCCAAAGCTTCAGGCTAAGTTTCATAGTGCCTCTAACGGGGTTGTATCTATTGGGTCAGCCAACCACTATGCTGAGTACAACGGCCTTCAGCCAGACACCACGAACGCAAACCTTCAGCCCAAGCTGTTTATTGTAAACGACCCCTCTAGCACCATCGGTATAAGGGTTCAGAGTGGAGACACCTCAGCCGCTAGTGGTGATTTTCGTCTTCAGCCTGTACTCTTTACAGAAGTTCGTGATGATGGGTTCTATATCTCAAGAACTACTACAGGTCCTAGATACAACACAAGCACCTCTGCTTTTGCAGCTGGTAATCCTTCAGCTATTATTGGCATGAAGAGAAGTGGTGTTGGAAATTCTCTTGAACTTTTCGCAAGAAACGATCTTCACTATAAGTCGGGACCTACCAGTAGTGCCTTTTCTATTATTGGCGATCCAAACGCTCCTGAAAGGGATCTCGTACTTCACTCCCCATTAGTGAATCAGGCACTTAGGATTAAAGTAAGGAATGACGAAAACAATAACGGAGATATAAGCTTCATTTCTGACAACATAGGTACTTTCCTTGTCGCTAGAGGTGATCAGAATGTGGTTAGCACTGCGGGCCATAGGTTTGTCTCTTTGGAGAGCGGCGCAACCTTCTCTACTACTCAGCTTAACACCAACGATGCTCTTCTCGTAAATAGCTTTGGAGGCAAGTATGTTGACACTGATGGCAACATCTACAACACAGAGCAAGAACTTATTGACGCTGGAGGAACCGAAGACAACACCGTAAATCCCACGGATCAGGATCTTGGGGCTGGAGTTGCTAAGTCATTTAGTGTAGATGGGAGATCAGGTCACACCTTTGCTCACAAGAAGCTTGGGGTTGGAGTTGACTCCGTTGGCAACCCATACAAAATACAAACTAACGGTAGAGTACTGGCTAAAACTCCCAACCCTTATGGGGATGTGGGTCAGTGGGCTTACAATATAGAGAGGTACGACAGTACGGCTGTTGTTGGTGGTCTTGGCTTGAGGGCTGATGGCGACATTCTCATCGGTGGATTCAACAACGATAAAGTCACGATAGCCAGACACGTATCTGACGGGCTTATGGATGCCGAGATCCTGGGTCACTTTAACTCCACTGGTCTTGGGTTGGGGACTACCTCTCCATTAGCCAAGCTTCATGTATTTGGTGGATCTATAGCAGTTGGTGACGTGGCTGGATATGATGGTTCTCTAGCCAATGCACATCCGTCAGGCGAGGCCCCTGGGCTTTTGTTCCTAAACGGTGGCGGTCTTGTTACTCTCGGAGGCACCAATATCATCAACAGCAACGAAATACATACCAACAGTAACAGCTTTCAAATCGAATGGAAGCCTGGCAATACTGAGTCATATCGTCAGGCTGTTTTGGAAACAAATAACTCCTCTGGTATAGCTTTTAGGACCGACAACCGAAATACTGATTACAACTTCGGTAAGTACGGCTTTTCTATAACTGACAATCCTGCCACTGTAGGAACTACGGTAGACAAACCTCTATTTATAAAGCCTAGATACCCAAGCGCCACAGGTGGGAGCTATACAGGAGGGGGTAACGACGGAGCAGGAAACATCAATCAAAGCATAGTATATCCTCTATACTTTACATACTCTGATGCTCCTAGCACTCTTGAGAACGTAGTTGTAAGGACTGAAATAAACAACAACAAAGGCGCCTCATATGACTATGGACTGGACTATAACGCTACAGCTAGTGCTGGGCAAACCACCAATCCTTTTACCGCAAACAAGAACAGACTTAAGATAAGCGCCAAATTCCCGTTTGCAGAGTCTCAAGTAGATGGTAACGGCTTGCACACCAGTTTAAGTGGAGATATAGTGACTTCTGAGGCGAGCTTTGAGATAAGGAACGCTTTCGAGACTGGCATTAGTGGTGGAAACTTCCCCAACGAAAGTGGAACCTTGAACACCGCTCTCTTTGTTGGTGGTCAGAGGTTCTTCGAGCCAAGATCTCGAAATCTCACCAGTATGTATGGTTTCTCAGGTATTAGATTTACCAGAGCTTTGAACTATGGGACTGTAGGCGACTTGTCTCCAGAGGACAACGATCTTGTAAACAGCATTACAACAGACGTAACGGGCGGCACTGCTGGGTCTTACGTATTAAGCACTTCTAATTCTGGTGAGATCACACTTAGCTCAAGTACTTACGACACCTCTGTTGATGGGGAGCTATCTCTCAAGGTTACTCTCAACGCTGCGGACAACATATCTGCTGTAGAGGTTATTGCAGGTGGTGGTAAGTTGACTAGCAGTACAGGATTTAGATCAGGAGATACGATTACCATATTAGCCACAAAACTTGGATCTTCATCGAGTGCGGCTGTCATTACTTTGTCAAACGATTCCTTTGTAACTGACGGGGCGACAATCGTCATGAATTTTAGTGGAAAAAGTTCTTTTGGAATTAGCTTTGGAAACACCTCTATAAGATCTAATGACACTAATACAAGTTTCATAGATCTCAGTGCAGGAGGGTCTTTCCATTTGGCTCGCACAGCAGTATATCAGGCTTACAGAGATCACTGGTTCAAATTCATAGAAGGCACTGCAAATGGTCATTGGTCCGCAATTCAGGGTGGATTTTTGAAACACGCGAAGCTGATGGTTGGTTATAGCAATGATCAACAAAAGAATCATGATGGTAGTGCTTCCATAAACACATCTAACTACGGAACCGCAGCCTTTAGTGTTGTTGCCTCACCGAATGGAATGAGAGCTGGTAATGTTGCGATAGCTTCTAATTCGACTTCAGTTTTGAAGTTTGCAGAATCGGACTTGGATGCTGCTGGATTTACAGACGAGAGCTCAACATGGGGGGTTGATTACGATACTGACGGGGGATGGTATATAGGTATGCCAATTTATGTTAGCTCAGCGGACAGTAATCACATGATAACTAAGGTTAGGCCAGATGGAGTTTTTCAGTATAACTCTGGATCTGACACTTCTACCTTTCAAAGAAGAATAGCAGTTGCCTTTGATAACTCAAACAGACAGATGAGCCTAGACTCACCCATAACAACTACTGGGGGAGATGTTTTGGTTCATCCTAGAACAGAGTCAGATCTGATTAGGTGCAGAAACATCATGGGTAGGGACATGTTTGTTGTAAAGTCAAACGGTAGGCTAGACCTTGAAAACGGGTTAATTAAAATGAGAGCTGCTGACTACACTCCCTTGAGCACCCACATTGGATCTGATGAGTGTATCATTTACTGGGATGGTACAAACTTGAAAGTAACAAAAGGTGGTGCTGGAACGACAACTATCGCATGATTCATATATTTGCAGAAATCATTTAATTTATAATCAATGAAACTTTTTGAGTGTATCAATGTCCTTCAGGGACTCGGTATGGCTGCCGAAAAAAGCCTTGGTGTCAAAGCTGGTTACGCAGTAGCCATGAACATCAATCGCCTGACTGAAGTCGTTAAGCCTTTTGAAGATGAGCGCAACAAGCTCGTAAAAGACCTTCAGGGGAAGTACGCTGACAAGGACGGTAAGATTGATGAGAAAGAATCTGCTAAGGCTGAAAAGAAGATTCAGGAACTCCTAAATGAGGAGACTGATGTCAAGGTTGTAAAGATCAAGCTTGACGACATCCCAGACGATGCGGATCTAACGCCTTCGTTCTTCGCTCTTTGCGGAGAGTTGATTGAAGAATAACAAAAAGGGGCTTAGGCCCCTTTTGTTATATTTGCACTATGCCCAAAGTAAAGAAGAGAAAAGGTGTAATGCCTAAAATGAAAATGGGAGTTCACAAGAGTAGATCTGGTGGACTCACGGCTAAGGGTGTGGCTGCTTACAGAAGAGCTAACCCTGGAAGCAAGCTTAAGACCGCTGTAACCACCCCTCCTTCTAAACTTAAGGCTGGTAGCAAGGCTGCCAAGAGACGCAAGTCTTTTTGCGCTCGCATGAGCGGCATGAAGGGCCCAATGAAGAAGCCAAACGGAAAGCCTACACGAAAGGCTCTTGCTCTTAGAAAATGGAACTGCTAAAAACAAAATTATGCCACAAGGAAAAGGTACATACGGAAATCAAGTAGGAAGACCACCCATGGCCCGAAAGGGGATGAAAGTTGTTAAAAAGGGCGACAAGGCCTCAAAGCTGACTATCTTAAATAAGTCAGTTATGGTAGATCCGCCAAAAGGTTTCCACTGGATGGAGGAGAGGGGTCGCTACTTCTTGATGAAGGGTGACTACAAGCCTCATCCAGGAGCTGTGTCTAAAGCGAAGTTCAAACTCGCAAGCCATGAAAGCTAAGAAAAAAGGTAAAGTTGATGAATTGCTGAAGCGTCTAGACGACTCCAGCTCAAAGGCTAAGCCACAGATTGCTCCTGAAGATAGCAGAGATCACGGTAAGCGAAAGCATGGAGCCAAGACCGTACCCCAAAGGAAGGGCGACGAGCCATCTATTTTGGGCTACGGGAAAGGTGGTAAGGTTAAAGCCAAGAAGGACGCTTGCTACCATAAGGTGAAGGCTCGATACAGCGTCTGGCCTTCTGCTTACGCATCTGGAGCCCTGGCAAAGTGTCGCAAAGTTGGGGCGTCTAACTGGGGAAACAAGAGCAAGAAGTAATGCCTAAGGTCAGAAAGACACAGGCGGGACTCAACCTCAAGAGATGGTTCAAAGAGGACTGGAGAACGCTCTCTGGCGACAAGGATTATTCCAGGGGGGACAGGACCTTTCGCCCCACAAAAAGGGTTTCAAGTAAAACTCCAGTTACAGCATCGGAACTCACTCAAGCAGAAAAAGCTAGAGCCAGAAAAGAAAAAAGAGAGAAGGGCAGGGTGTCTAGATACAGGCTGAAAAAAAAGAAGCGATAAATTGCTATATTTGCATCACAACCAAACTCTAAAAAACCCAAATGGCAACTACAACTGCATCAATCACTCTC